ATTATTGTCATTGGACAAATGACATCAATAATATATAAAACCCCACAAGTTTGTGGGCGAATGGCGGAATTGGTAGACGCGCTGGTCTTAGGAAAGAACCACCCCACACACATACATTCACTTCTGCATATTCTTCTTCAATACCAACGTCTTTTTTTTAAACAATCAGTGTATGCACTAGTGAATAGTTTCTGCAACAAATGCAACAAAACTACTTCTTTGCTGTATTTTTATTGCAACAAGAACCACCAGTGCATGTACTTAACTTTAAGGATTAGAACACTATGAGTACATCAGAGCAGAAGACCCTATTACAACAGCAACTAGAGGAATTAGTTAAGGTTGGTGTAGGTGGTAAGTTTAAAAACGAAAACACAGAAGACTATGTAGCTAAGATTGAAGAAGAAATAGCCTTCGAAGAAGCCATGATTAGAGGTGGTGTAAATAGATACCAGAAGCTAATTAAAGATGCAGTTGTTGATAGTCAAGAAAGTACGACCCTATATGGAATAGTACTACAGCAGAAATATATCACTGAATTATCACAGTTGATTAATGATGAGGTCAAAACAATGACTTCAGGACAAGCAGGGAATAGGCAGACAGCTTTAAAGCTATTGTGCCAATGTCTCCCAAAATCGGCATTTATTAACGAGGAGTTCACTACGAATAATCCTAATGTCTGGGACACTGTAAGTCTTATTTCATTGAAGAATGTCATAGATGGTATCTCTGCTGAAAGCACCCTGAATAAGTTAGCTATTAAAATAGGTACTGCTTTAATGTTGGAAGCTAAAATAACCATCTTTAAAGATGCTGAAAAAGATAAATACAATCAAATAGCTAAAAGACTAACTGGTAAGAATATACCACAGAACGCTAACAGGTATCTCCATAAGCGTAAGGTTTGGACATACTGTATGAACAAGCACAATCTCCAGTTTGATGATTGGTCAAAAGAGAACCAACTACATCTTGGAGTTAAGATTGTTTCATATTGTGAAAAACTAGGTCTAGTAAAACATCAAAACAGAAAGTCCAATAAGATTAAGACTATTTGTTATGTGGAAGCTACACCTAAAATTATAGAGGAAATTAAGAACTTCAATATTAAGAATGAAGCTCTCTTTCCAAAATACTTACCTATGTTAATGCCACCGAGAGAATGGGAGAACCCATTTGTTGGTGGATATTATGGAAAGAAACATAATTACAAACAGCAGTCAGCTAAAGAAATCAGTCAATCAATTAATAAGGAGAATAAATAATGCACTACAATTTAGTAAAAGCGTCAAATAGAAGATACTTAGAAGAACTAAAAAACCTAACAAAAGAAATGCCAGTCGTTTACCAGTCGGTAAATATCATGCAACATACTGAGTGGGTAATTAATAAACCTGTATATGAGGTTATTAAAAAATGTATGGATAATGATTTTCCATTAGGAAAGTTACCAGTCAATCCACACACAATAGAGTTACCAATTAAACCTGTAGATATTTCTACAAATAAAGAAGCTCTAGTTAAATGGAAAAGAGAAGCGTCTAAAGTTTATTCAGGTAGAGCCAAACAAAACTCTAAGTTTATTCAGGTAAGACAAATCATGGAAGAAGCAGGTATGCTTTTAGAGAAAAAAGGTTTCTTCTATCCATATCAATTAGACTTTAGAAGTCGTGTATATCCTAAACCTGCAATGTTAAGTCCCCAGTCTGCAGATTATTCTAGAGCTTTATTAACTTTTAAATTCGGAAAAAGAATTGGAGATAATTTTGAAACTATTGCAATAGCAGGTGCAGGATTATTTGGAGAAGTTGATAAAGACGAACTACCTGTAAGAGTTGGTTGGATAAAAGATAACATGGAAAGAATTATTGAGTGTGCAACCAGACCATTAGAATACACTTGGTGGGCAGATGCAGATAAACCTTTTTGTTTCCTTGCATTTTGTTATGAAATGAAAGCCTATAGTGATAGCAATTTTGATAGTAGTTTTATAACAACGCTACCTATTCAAGCTGACTGTAGTAATTCTGGCCTACAACACTATTCAGCAATGATGCGTGATGAAGTAGGTGGTCAGGCCACAAACTTATTACCAAGTAATAAACCTAATGATGTTTATAATTTGGTAGCAATTAAAGTTACTGAAAAACTAAAAGCTATAAGTGAAATAGGACATCACCCAAGTGATAAACCTAAACAACCAGTTAATGTTTTATACAACAAAGAACTAGCTGATAAATGGTTAACTTATGGAATAGATAGAAAAATCTGTAAGAAGCCAGTTATGTGCTTACCTTATTCATTAACAAGGTATTCGTGCAGACAATATCTAGAAGACCATGTAGTTAAAGAGTTAGCAGAAAGAGGTACTCTACATGAGTTTGGAGAAGACCTATTTAAAGCTACTGCTTACTTAACACCTATAGTTTGGGAAGCTATAAATGATGTTGTTGTTAAAGCTAGAGAGATAATGGAATATTTAAAAACCATTGCTAGACTAGTTGCATCAGAAAACTTACCTGTATGTTGGACTACACCATTAGGTTTTCCAGTTCAGATGCTTTGTTATAAAAAAGAAAGCAAAAGAGTTAAAACTAAAATGGGAGATAGCATAGTTAAATTGTCTATAGCTTCTGAAACAGATGTGATTGACAAAAGACGAGTGGCTCAATCTTGCTGTCCAAATCTGATTCACAGTTTAGACAGTTCTGTACTTTTACTAGGAGTTGCTAAAGCAAAAGAAGCAGGTGTTGATAACTTTAGTATGATACATGATAGTTTTGGGTGTACTGCACCTGAAAATAAAATAATGGCAAATGCAGTTCGTGAAGCATTTTGTGAAATATATAGTAATGATATTTTATTAAATTGGTCAAATGAAATGAAAGCTATGTTGTCTGAAAAGAACCTAAAGAAATTTCCTAAAATGCCAATTAAAGGAAACCTTGATTTAGAAGAAGTCAAGAAATCTGTATTCTTTTGCATATAGATTTGTTTTATTTATATGTATGCACTACTGCATATTAAGTTCCCCTTATAGCTAACTGAACAGCAGTTAGTAATCAACACATAAGGAGATAAATATGAGTGATACAATAACAACAAAGGTTAGTGTTGCTTCGGAAGCAATTTACCCACACCTTGTAAAACCAGATGTTCGATTTAGTGAACTTGGAGAATACAAGGTAACTTTAAAGGTTAGCAAATCAGACGCTACAGAAATGGTTCAAGGAGTGAACCAAGCTATATTAGACAGTCTTGCTAAAGCTGAAAAAGATACAAAAGGTAAAAAAGTTAAAGAAGCACCTAAGCCTTATACTGAAGAAGGCGATTTCGTTTTCTTCAAATTTAAAATGAAAGCGTCAGGTGTTAATAGAAAAACACAAGAGAAGTTCTCTCAAAGACCTACGCTTTTTGATGCTAAGAAAAATCCTATATCTGCTGACACAGCTATATGGGGTGGTTCGATTATGAAAGTAGCTTATCAAGAAATTCCTTACTACACACCAATGTTAGGTGCAGGAGTAAGCTTACGATTGAAAGCTGTCCAAGTTATCAAACTAGTTCAAGGCAAATCAGACAACAGCATCTTCAACGAAGAAGATGGTTTTGAAACCAAACCCAACAGTGAAAGTGAGAACTCTAATGTTCAATCATCAGAAGTACAAGAGGGTTCGGATTTCTAAAACTGTTGAATTAAAAAGTGGTTTAGAGGAAGTAATTTATAACTACCTGAAAGACAATAAAGTGCATTTTGTCTATGAAGGTATGAAGATTAAGTTTGAATTACCTACGCAGAAAAAATCATATACCCCAGACTTCCCAATAAACGATAGGTTTATTGTGGAAGCGAAGGGTGCTTTTAATTCAGCAGATAGAAAGAAGCACAAACTCATACGAGAACAACACCCAGAATTAGATATTAGATTTATCTTTTCAAATTCAAATACAAAAATTGGAAAGAAATCTTTAACTACTTATGGAAAGTGGTGTGAACTATTTAAGTTTAAATACCACTGTATTCAATCAACCAAGACACCATTCCCAGAAGAATGGCTTAACGAAATAAAGGCAAAGAAAAATGGCACGAGATAACACAACATACATAGTCATTCACTGTAGTCAAACTAGACCATCTCAAAAAGATGTAGATGCTAGAATGAT